AGGACGTAATGGAATCTCGTATCGCACCACCAGGAACATCGACATCCCTGAACTCACCAGGCATGAGAGGCGAATCATCCCCCTTAATCCTAAGACCACGAGCTTTAAGACCAGCAGGTAAGTTCGATAAAGTACCTGCATCAATAAGCTGACGCAATATGGACGTAGCCGATTTAGCCAACCCACCAATAAGATGAATAAGTCCTGTACCATAAAAGCCAAGGCTAGGAAGATATCTATAATGAATAAAATGCTGTCGCTTAGTTTTCTTAGGATCAGTTTCATACCAGTTCTTTCTAATGGATAATATGGCTCGTGATGACTTGTCTATTGTAATTACATAGGGTCTGGCTAATCCATCGCTATCTTGAAATGGCTCTGGCATATCAATATCAACGTGCATCTCAAGGATAGTATAGCGTTCATCGTCTTCGTAAACATTTTCAGCCCCATCCATCTCATCATACTTTTCCTGTATCTCTGAGTCATCTTGATACGGCTCTGACAACTCAACCTCACGATAGAAACCATTCACCATAAGCTCTTTGATTTCATTCTCTGTCTTTTTCATGATGTGCGTATACCGTGGGCAAGACATAAGATCACTCGCACCATAAGAGACTACAAAGTCTTCAGCAGGCACAAACATGGAGCATGGTCTTTCCATGATGGGATCGTAATACACCTTCTTAAAAGCAGAGCCTGCTAAAGGTAGACGAAACAGCATTTGCTCCATTTCATCACGATACTCCGTCATGTCTTCTGTCAGAAGATAATTCATCTCATGTTCAACACGTTGTGACTGTGCTGTTTTTTCTTTTGTGTTTTTACCAACTATCTTTGTGCGTACAGGTCCTGATGCAGGGAATATCTCTCCCATTGCCTGTGCCTGAAAACGCACAACAGCTTCTGTTAGAAGTGGGTGGAATACACCTGACGCTCCTTGCCACGGCTGAGATCGCTCTTCAATCTTCATGCCCAACAAGTCAAGACCTTTAATGTAGGATCGTGACCATTCGTTTCGTGATGTTCTATCGCTCTCAAAGTCATCGATAAGATCAGAAGCCATCTTCTCCAGATCACCATCTTCTAGAAACTCTGCTAGGTTTGAGTTGTGATCAGGGCCTACTAAATCCTCAGTGACATCCCCTTCAAAGTCAACGATGACACCACCATCCTCTGTTTCTATCGATACAGCATCTGGATTTACCACTTCAACTTTTAACTCTTGTTCAGAGGGGTTCTTCTCTATGTCAACCTCGAAAGGCTCTAATCGTTTATCGACTACCATAATTTACCTTATGCTGAATTTGGTTCCTTGAGTAGCCAATCCACCACCACGCATCTTCATGACCTTACCACCTGCTTTTTTACCAAGTTTCATTTGTTTCATAATTTTATCCATGAACTTAGGGTCTTTAATGTCTAAGGTTTCGCCTCTACCTTTTCCTTTCATCGTATCTATATTTTTTATCAGCTTTCTTACGGCTTTTGCATCTACAAGGTCTTTTGTCATTGAATTATCTCCTAATAGTATTCTACTGGTCTTCTATATTTTGGTTCGTCATCCCAGTCATCGCTTTCTGCTCGAACCCATCCACCTTGGCGAAATCTTAACAGAGCCTGCGTGGTACTGTCAACTAAGTCATCGTGATCGCCAGAAGGGAAAGAAGCACATTCCTCTATAACCTCATCAGCCCACCGTGTGGGTGGATACCAGACAGTGCCACTCGAAAACAAATCCGTTACGGCATTTACTCTGGCAATCTTGTCGTTTCCTCTTGTTGGTGTGAACTCCGTGACAGGTATACCCATAGCACGAAGCTCAAACACCAAAGGCGCACCTGATGCCTTTGCCTCAATAATCATCTGATCGGGTTCCCATTCCATGTATTTGTCATAGGCTGCTCGTTTTAATTCTGGGAACTCCAGTTTTGCCTTAAACGAATCAAGCAATATCAAATGTGTCTTTTCTATTCCTGTAGTGTCATCAGGATGGTAAAACACACCCCAAGTGGTACACGCACTGTAGTCACTACGTTCTGTTTTCAAAAACGCTGTATCCCACGACTGAATTATCGCCTCACAGGGGGGTGGGTTATTGCTATCCCACAATCGCCACCATTCTCGTTTTATTAACGCTCCCTCTTCGGATGTAGGATTTTGCTGATACTGAGCGTTCCATTTGGCAACTGGCAATTCAGCCTTTAGACTTTCCAACTCCTCTAGCTTCCAAAACTCTCCCCACAGTGCTTTTCCTGACGGCATAATCGCAGGCAACTCAATTACCTCCCAATCGTCAATCCCTGACTTGTTCTCCATACTTCGGAGTATCTGACCTGTTAAATCTCTCTTTGCCCATCGTGTCATCACCAAGATAATCGCACCACCTGGTTGTAATCTCTGTCGTGGTCCTGACGTATACCATTCATACACCTTGTCATACACCTCTGGGTTATACTGCCCTAACTGTGCCTCCTGTTCTGAATGAGGATCATCAATCACCAAAACATCAGCACCCTTACCAGTTACAGCACCACCAACACCAATCGCAAAATAATCGCCACCCTTATTCGTACTCCATCTTCCTGCAGCCTTACTATCAGCCGATAAAGTGATGCCTTTGAATATCTTTTGATAATCTGGTGACTGTATCAGGTTCCTGACCTTCCTGCCAAAACCCACAGCTAACTCAGCCGTATGTGCCGTTTGAATAATCTTTTTATCTGGGTATTGCCCAAGAAACCACGCAGGAAACAAATAAGAGGCAAACTCCGACTTGGTGTGCCGTGGGGGCATATTTATAATCAACCTCTTTAATTCCCCTCGTGCCACTCTCTCAAATGCCTCAGCCATAATCTTGTGATGCGACCCACCAATAAATGCCGACCACATCATATGCACAAAAGGCAGAAAGCTCTCCTTGGCACTCTCCCTGTCCTTGGCTTCTTCATACTTCTCTAGTAATTCCAATATCTCCCTCTTTTGATCAAGAGGAAGTAAATCAATCTTATCCTTGAACTGGGATAACTCCATTATTGCTTCTTTCGGTTTTTCCTACCTGATATCACACGAAGATTCTTTTTTCCATTATTTTTAGGATTGCCATCCTTGTGATCAATATGTTTCCCATCACCCTTCTTGACTTTCCCTTGGCGTATCGCTGCCCTACGGTTCTTATTCCGTAAAGCCCTCTCCTTCTTCATTTTATCAGAGGAATGGTATTTCTTGTATTCAGACAAAAGATTTTCCTTTACATATATGATTAACCATATATCATGGTATACCACATACCATGATTAACCAAACATATTATGTAATAATATGTATTATGGTATACCTTGGAAAGAAACATGGTATACCATGTAAAACATGAAAGGAGTTTATCGTGGTAATTGAACCATTCTTAATGTGGAACCTCTTAATCACCTTAGTGATTGCACCACTGGCGTGGTACATTAAAACCCAACGTGACGAAATCAAGCGTATCGACATTCTCCTCAATAAAACCAGAGAGCAATACATGAACAAGGTTGAACACAAAGATGATATTAACCGATTGTTTGAACACCTATCCAGATTAGAAAACAAAATAGACACCTTATTAACGTCAAAGTGACATTTGGCATTTTTTAGCAAATTGTTTGAGCATATTACTATATATATATGCGTGTATGTGTGTGCGTATACATGGGGGGTGGGGGTAGGTGGGGTCTATTTTTTATGGTTTTTATGCGATTTAGTGCCAAAAAAAATAACATAATGTAGATTATGCGCCAAACTATAGCTAAGTTATTGTTTTATATGACTTTTAACTTTTCAAGCTTCTCTTTTAGCTTGTTTTCTAGGCTCTGAAGGTCTGAATCTGCTTCTTCAACTTCAACTTTATCAACAAATAGGCCAATAGTTTTTCCGATAAGGTGCAGACTCTGTACTCTTGCTGAGTCACTTTCTGCATTTTCTGCTTCAAGTCTCAGGCGTTCCAAAACGTAGGCCTCTAATCTTGCCCTCTTAGTTCTAATATCCTCTGCTTTATCTATGGTTAAGGCTTTTATTCTTGCTACTATCTTGCTATTTGCCATTAACCTACTTGCATTCTCGTGGATTGTCTTGGCTGCTTGGTTGCTGCTATATCCTGATTTTATGTATGCTTCGTTCTGAGCCATACCCTGACTGATATAATGGCAAAACTTTTCTTGCTTATCTGTTAACCCTGAAAGCCTATCCAAAACCACCAACTCAGGTTTATTGTTTGATTCGTTTTTTTCTACCATTTCAACACCTTTTTTCATGGTTTCTAATCTTTTTAACATAATTTATTAATTTTTTTTTATCAAGCTCATACACCTTTTTTTATTGGCTATTGGTGTACTTTGTTCAATATTGTTGATAGCTTTTGTTGAATTTTTTTACAACATTATGTTGACATTTGTTTTCGTAGTATCCATATAATGGTGACAACAAGACGCGACAGCCAGAAGTCGAAAAGAGATACATCAAATCTGGAGCTTGACCTACCTAGTAGCGAAGGTGAGCTAGCCAACCCGATACAAGCCTATCTTAGAGTTGGACGCACAAACACCATAAAACGCGAAAGTTTAGTTTCCTAGCCTTCCAAGAGGTTAGCAGTGGTGAATAGGAAACAGTACAAAAGAAAGTCGGCTCAACCAAACTTGGAAGCCTTTGGCGTTTATTAGCTTCATGATGAAAGCAGCCACCAACAAAACACGCTGCTTTCTTTATGGTGTTAACAAGAGAAGGAAAACAAAACATGACTAACCCATTTTCAGGACTAGCCAAGGTAATACAAGAAGATCACAAGAAAATTGAGAAGCATACAGTTGAATCATTAAGACACGTTTTAACAACTGATATTCAAGAATATGGTTTCGATAACAAAAACATATCAGACCATGATGTTGATTTGCTGCTTAGGATAGTTGGTAACATTATCAGCGTTAAGTGTAAGCAAGTTTACAGAGATGAAATCTAAACACTAAATAAGTGAGTGGCTGAAAAAAAGCAGCCACTCAAACGACTAGTAAACAATCAATCAAACAAGGAAACGAAACAATGGAAAACACAATATACAAATATGATGAAATTAAGAGCCACTATGTAGATTTTTTAAGTGAGCAAGATGAAGACTGGATACAAGAAAATAAAGATGATCTACACCACCACGCCTTCAATATGGACTACTATATCATAGGCTCATACAAGGCAAAACAATGGTTAGGTGAAGAAGTCTTCAACATAATCAACATAATAAAAGACTATGAAATGGACAACTTCGGTGAAGTCTACACAGATTTTTCTTCACCTGAAAAGGTGGTGAATATGTACGCCTATATTATAGGTGAGCAAGTCGTAAATGAAGTTTCAACAGATTAAGAAAGGTGAAGTAATGAAAACAGAAAACATGGAACATATTGAACTTTTAGTTTTAGAAAACCAAAAGCTAAAAGCTGAAATAGAAAAGCTTCAACAGAAACTAAATGGTGAAATTAATTTTGGCATTAACAAGTCAAGAGATGTTGAAAAGCATTTTCACAATTCTAAAATTTTAAAGGAAGTGGTTAATAGACTGGCTAAATTATTTGATATAAAGCCTGATGATTTACAAAAAATTAGGAATGAAGTCTACACAGAAAACCCTTTTGAAGTGTCAGGACATCTTCAATACCTAATGGATAACAGACCAACCAATGAAGGCAGCAATTAAGCTGCCTTCACTAATAATAAAAAACTAACAAAAGGAAAACAAACAATGGTTAAAAGACAGAAAATTGATGTACACCAAGTAATAACAAATCAAGTATTAGAAGCCTTAGATTATGCCAAGGCTAACAATATTAAGTTAAACTGGACTAAATCGTGGAAGTCAGGCAAGGCAATATCAAGACCTTTACGATCAGTGCCATTCGGTACGCCTTACAAGGGTATCAATGCCTTATTGCTTCTTATGTCAGCAAGTATGAATGGTTTTGACTCCCCTTACTTCATGACGTTTAAACAAGCTCAGGAATTAGGTGGCAAGGTTATAAAAGGCTCTAAAGGAACTATGGTTGTATTCTACAAGCAGCTTACAAGAGAAGAAAAGACAACCGACTCTAATGGTGTTGAGACTGTACAAGAAGTTGGTATTCCTATGCTTAGGACTTTTACAGTCTTTAATGCTTGCCAAGTTGAAGGCTTACCAGAGAAATTCTTTCCAAGTAAGCAAGATGAAAAAGAACTAGAGCAAAATCAAGATAGCAAGATTGATTATATTGAAGATTTCTTTAGCAACCAAGGTGCGAAGGAATTTGAAAGTAATGGTGGCGCATTCTACAGACCTTCCGATGACACAATACATATGCCTAAGTTTGAGAGATTCTCAAGTTCTTCAGCAGCATATAGTGTCAGGTCACATGAATACCTACACTGGACAGGCTCAGATCATAGGCTCAAGCGTGGTTTAAGCGCATATGATAGACCTTCGTATGCTTTTGAGGAATTAGTAGCAGAACTTGGTGCAGCCTTCTTGCTGTCCGATTTTGGGCTACTACAAGAGCCAAGTGAAGACACTATAGCGTATCTTGATAGTTGGTCGAAGTGCCTGAAGGAAAACAAGAAAGCCATATTTAAAGCTTGCACTTTAGCAAGCCAAGGCGTGGACTTCATGCACGATCTAAACGAAAAAGCAAATAATAACAAGGCAGCTTAACGGCTGCCTTACAACCAAGAAAGGAAAATGAAATGGATAAAATATATGAAGATGGTTCTTTAGGTGGTTTAAAAGATAATAGTCAAGCAAAAAGATTTAAAGAAAGAAGGGAGGACTTTATTGAGAACTGGGAAGATTCAGTGGAGTGTAAAGAAAAGGAACTCCAAAAAGAAAAGCAAAAGTTGTACTTCGCTCAAGCTGAAGCAATAGACAACAGGCTAGACTCACTTCTCAAGATACAAAACAACGTGCGTTTAATAGAAGGTAACCACGATAGAGTTGTGGATATACTTGATCTACTTGAACCATTAGTAGACTCTATGCGTAAAGATTTAGCAAACAAAAAGAAGATGCTAACTCAAGAGCAAATAGACCAGATAGAATGTAATTTTTCAGATGGTAAAATGGAGAAGGCTTCAGACTGGTACATAGTTAAGCGTTATTAATTTCCTACTGATGAGAGGGGAGTTGCTCTCCCCTCGAAACCTTTAAACCAGACTGGAATATAATTAACAGAGAAAGAAAGGACTAAATAAGATGACTAAACTAGAATTTGCAGCAAGGTTGCTAATGATACTTATGGGTGTTGTTAGCTTAATGATTGTGTTTGTTATGGCAGACTCAATGGATAGCACAGCAATGGAAGGATTGTTCACACTTGATAGATTAAAGGACTCAGTGTGTGCAGTAATGGGAATAATATTTTTTATTAACTCAGGCTTCTTCTTTTTACTAGCCATTCCAAAAACTAATTAACAAAGGAAAATCAAATGAATGAATTTTATAACTATGTGTTTTCGTTTTATAACGAAGTAGATGGAATCTATCCTATCGATGGTTTAACCAAGGATATGATTGTAAAAGCTACAAACAAATATCTTACATCACAAAAAGAAAATTACACTTGGGGTGATGGTGACTCCTTAGATAGAGAAAGAGTCAGGGATATAATTATTGAAGATAACGAATTAGTTTTTCAACATTAAACAGAAAGGAAAACAAAATGTATCAACAAGAAAAAGACTACACGCAAGAAGGATTTAAAAAGACAATAGATTTTTCAGCATGGCAATTCTTGTTAACCGATAGTGGCATGAAAGAACTGGCTAAAGTCATGACAAATGAAAACCCTGACTTAGCCATGTCACTTATGATCAATATTAAAAAACAACTAAACGAAGGAAAATAAAATGAACCAACAAGAAGTAAAAGAAGCGTTTGAATACGCAAGTGAAGAGATACTTCAAGGCTATATGCTTATGAGTAAAGACGATGGCTATCTACACTTTAAACATAAGCTAACAAGAGAGTATATAAGGATACCAACCAAGGAAAGTTTGTATCTAAGAACTAACCCAACAAAAGAAAGGAAAATCAAATGGAAAAACATAACTGTTTAGATCATCTTGAATGGTTTGAAGAAGAGGTTCCGAATGGTGACAACGATATGTATGTCCATTCTGGATATGTCTGTGATGTTTGTGGTGAATATCCTGACGATGAAGAAGTAAAAAATCATTTTAACAAACAAGTGAAAAATCAACAATGTTGACATTTGTTCATTAATCACTATAATAAATGTTGAACATAGTTTAACGACTCGTGTTCGTTTGCTTTTTGAAATCGCTATAAATTAGTCGTAGTCATTCAAGACGATGATCGACATTCACAATTAACAAGAAGGCAGCAATGGTTATTGTTGCCTTCATATAACATTGAAGGAAAACAAATCATGAAACAAACAGTTAATAAAAATGATATCGCAGCATTAAAGAAAGATGGGTTTGATCAAGAGCTTATCGAAAAACTTTTTAATGTTAAGAAAGAAAGAAACTACTCTTTCAATCAAGAGCAAGTAAGACAAAACGCTATCAGAGTATTAGGCGTTATGGACAAGCTAACACAATCACAACGTAAGAGAGTGTTAAACTTTGCTCTAAAGGTTAATGAGGTTTAGTCATGAAAGGTGGTGACTTCGAATGCTTAGGCAATGTTAAGCTACCTGATGACTGGGCAGCCAACAGAGTCGAAACCTTAGTTAAGATGTTTCAAGACCAAGGCGAAACTATATCTGATGAAAGACGAGAAATACTTTACAAAGACTCTTTGAGAGTGGCACATATTGAAGAACAGGCTGAGATATGGAAAAACAGTTTGTTCACTGTGCTGCTTTACAAGGGTAAGTATGCAGATGAAATGGTACACCACCCTGATATCCAAGGTAAGTGTGCATGGTTATCTATCAAAAGAAATGACAAGAGCGACAGAATCTTTTGGCATGAAAAGATGAAGATGATTCAGTTACTTCTTGGCAGAGATTGGTTGGGGATAGAAATCTATCCACCTTACAAATTCACTGTTGATACAGCTAACCAATATCATATCATTTGTATACCACCTGATTATGTTGATGGCTTCCCCTTTGGTTGGAAGCACAGAGAGATCAACGACATTGACAGTATAGGTGGCTTTGGAAAGTTAGGTCAGAAGTATAGAGGTAACTAGTGAGTAAGCAGATGGAGTTCATATTTCCTGAAGAGTTTGATACTCTTGGGTTAGATCAAGAAAACTATCTGTTATATTTATGGCTACTCTTAGATGAAGAAGAAACCACTGATAACCAAAGTGATCAACCAAAGACCTGATAATAGGTTGAAGGTGGTTTCTAACCAAAGGCTACATAGAGAGTGGCTAATTAAACAAATCAATAAAGAACTAAAAGAAAAGGAAAATCAAAATGGTTAAACTTGATGTTAATAGAAGTGATTTAGATCACGCGGTATCTACTATGAAAGATTTAAGAAGGATAGCTGACGCTGTTAAAGTGCAGATATCAGGTGACATGGTAAACGTAAAACTTAAACACTTGCCTAGCTGCGTAGATGAGGAGTTTCAGATCACCTATAAAAGAGGATACACAAGCGTGGGTGAATCTATCGATAACGTAATTAATTTCTTGGAGGGATTGGAGTAATGCCAAATTCAAAACAACTGTATTTAATTTTAAACAAAGTCGAGAAATGTCTTGAGCATGAAGTTAAGGAACATTCTAAGATTAAAATGCAGACTAATGATGACTGTAATTTTTTTGATGCAATAGAGGGTTGCAAGCACTCTGGTAGAGCAGCTCTTTCCAAAGAGTTGCTACATATGATTTCTGATTTAAGAAAGGAATACGATGAAAAATAATAGTAAATATAGAGTAGCAATAGCCTATGAAGAGGGTTTTGTTATAGAGATCGAAGCTAAATCAAAAGAAGAAGCTGAGGAAAAAGCTGTTGAAATGACTGAAGAGTATGCAGCCGTTTCCTTTGATAATGGCGCAATAACTGACACAGTTCACAGAGATTATTTTACTGTGCAAGCTGATTTGATAGAGTAATAATCATGACCAAGAAAAAAGATTTCACAGCCGAAACATTGTTTTGGTTGTGGCATAATAAATGTCCACTGAATGAGTGGTCAGTTAAAACTGAGGACGTAAGAGATGATGGCAAAAGAGTTGTCAAAGTTGAATACGTTATTCCCAATACCAAGGACTACGTTAAAGACATAAAGAAACAAGTCGATGACAAACTTCAAGCTATCATGAAAGGTGGTCATTTTTCTGATGATGGCTGAAGCTCTGATGTGTCTTGCTCTTAACGTATATTTCGAAGCTAGGAGCGAGAACATGGCATCACAGATAGCGGTATCGTTGGTTGTGATGAATAGAGTCGAAGACCATAGGTTTCCCAATACAGTTTGTGGAGTCGTCAAACAAGGACTTAGATATAAGAACGACAAAGTTGTTTTGGGGAAATGCCAGTTCTCTTGGTATTGTGATGGCAAGCCTGATAGACCCATAAATAAACAGGCATGGTTTAAGGCAAAACAAGTAGCGTCAATAGTGTTGGATGGCAGCATGATTGATTTCACTCAGGGATCAACTCACTACCATGCACACTATGTCTATCCTTCGTGGCGCAAAACAAAAACAAAAGTGACTAGGATAGACAGTCACATATTCTATAGATGGGAGCAGTAACATGAATCAAGAATGGGCAGATTTTGGCATTACCTTATGGATAGTAATAATGTTTCTAGTGGGTATGCCTATGCTACTGGAATGGCTATGGCTATTCTATAAAACAATAATAGGAAAGGAAAATCATGAACGAACTACAAGAAAGAATTGATGATCTCAATGTCTTGATAAAACAAATCAATAACAAGGAGAGAGATTATCTTCATCGATGGAGTGATGTTGATGAAGCAGCTACTATCATTCAAAGTCTTATATCAATGATCAAGCTAGATGTATTAGAGCTAGTCGTGAAGTATAAGGTTGATATGAAGAACCTAGACCTAGCCATTGAGGAACATCACTTATCATCAGGTAAGAATGTGAGCTACATCTTTAACCCAAATATAACAAAAGAAGGAAAGTAAATTATGATTATAGATTTTAAA